TTTGACTCGATACCAAGTTTGTCAGCAATGAACGCAGCAGCAGCACCACCCAAGGGGCCACCCAGTGCTGTACCCAACATGGGGGCAATGGTTTTGATCCAGTCGTTCATATCAAGCCTCCATCAGATTAGCGGCAATACGCCGTGCCCATCCACGACCAAAAACATCCCACGTAGACAGCGAAGCCATAAATTTGAGTCGCACGCCGTTGTACCTGGCGATGATGATGCTTGGCTCCATGTCGCCTACTTTGCGCAGCGTCAGCGGCCCAACAACACCATCCACAGCTACGCCACCAGCCTCTTGCAACCAACGGATGCTGTTGCCTATGCCTGAGTTGACCGCACCGTCAAACACCTGAAAAGCCAGATCAGGATGCAGTCGATCGCACTGCGCCCTATCCCAAAAATCACGCTTGTAGATTGCTTTTGCGTCGTCTAGGTTCAGGTCTGCAATGTCCAGTGCCGGGTAGCTGCGCTTGGAAATTCCAAACTTAGTCTCCCCTCCGGGGTCTCGCGGGTCGTGGACATACCCACCCTCATGCCCAATCAATTTCGCAAAGGCGATGTCAAAGTTCATGGTCATTTGTGGATACCTCGCTCAATAAGCCGATCGATCTTGGCGTTAAGGGTGCCGAGCGACTCGCGCAGCAGCGTCATGGCCTCTTTCATGTCCATGTCCTGGCGCGAATCCCGCTCCGCCTGAGCCCGCACCTGCATCTTCAAAAACTCCACATCTTTTTTGATATCGGAAATGGCGACGATAACCATGCCTGCCTGCACCAGCATGGCGAAGATCAGCGACAAGGGAACTTTTTTGTCCAGGTGCCACCCGTGATCTACGGGGGCGCGGCGGTCTGGCTGTGCTTCGGGCTTACTCATGGCAGTGCGTTTTTGATGTGCCTGCCGGTTGGCGAGACACGGTTGATACGCCGAGCAAGGCTGTAATACAAAGCCCAGTCGGGGTTATTAACATCGAGGCACAAGCGCTCTAGGCTGTCGCTGATCGTACGCTCACCCGGATGCAGAGGGCCTGAAAACTCCGCCCAGAAAGTGCGTGCCAGGTAAATGTCGATCCAATACGCAATGAATGCCGCAAAAACGTGCTTTACCTTACGCGATCCGCCATCCACGCACATCAGCGCAGCGGGTAACAGTCGCCACATCAGACGGATCATGCGTCTACCTGTGCAAATGCTGTAACCATTTGGGGGGTACATGCTCCAACCAGTGATGCATAGCGGTACATCACCACGCCGTCGATTGTTGCGTCCGTTGGCAGGTTTTCGGTAATGTCCAGCAGCCCCTGCCGCACCACAAGGTAGGCCGAAGTGGTTACGGTGTCGCCCGTGAGTTGCGCAGCCAGAGCGATGCCAGACAGGCGATTAAGAATACCCTCTCGCACAGTGCGAAGCTGCGCTTTCTTTGTTGCAATCATCCCCTGCGGGTCAACCGCGGGCGCCGGAGCTGGTGCATGTACTACCCAGGCAGCTCCGTCCCATTGTGCGTGCTCGCCAGCTTGTAACTGAGGTGGCGCCACCTCAGTGGAAATAGATGGAGCAATAAATACACCGGGCTCCAGCGGACTCTCTTGCGCTTCATATTGCCCGGTGAATTTGCCGGTACCATCGAATAGATAAACAGTCTTTGTGCTCATGGTTTGCCTTAGTATTTAACGCATTTCAGAACTCGGACACCTGCTGCCAAGTTGGCAGATCCGCCAGTGGAGGTGGTCGGCCCTTGACCCGTTCCGGTATCGCTAGACGTTGAAATTGGGTACAAAACACCTCCACCAGGGCCTGCTGAGAACACAGCTTGGTGGATGTGAGCGATTACCGCGCCAGCTGTTGATGTGCCCACGTTTGCATTGGCTTGCACCCCCGCATAGTCAGCTGGAAACCATGGCATACCGAAAGTTGTGCTGCCATCGCCAGCGCCCCAAGTTGTGCCAAGCACCGCAAAAAGTGCTGCGTAAGTTGTGCGGCTTATGTTTGTAGCTGAGGTTGGGCAGGCCAAAAAACCAGTCGGTGCTGTACCCTTTGCAAAATCAATGATGGTCCCAACAGGCACCAGAGCACTGCCTGCAACAAAAGCCGTGGTGGCCAGCTTGGTGGTGCTATCACCAGCCGTGGCCGTGACACCGGTTACCGCACCAAGGCTGGTGATGGAGGTATTGGCACCAGACTCAGCCGCCCCAAGCGTAGTGCGCGCTGCCGCGGCTGTGGTGTCGTCCAGCAGCGTGGCCGCAAACGCCGACGTGTGGGCAATCATCTGGTTGAGCTTCTGCACGGCGTCGAGCAGGTCGCTGCGAGCGGTGGCTGGCGAATCAGTACCGGCGTCAAGGTTGGCCGTTGCTACCGCTGCGGTGGGGTATGTCATGGGTCAATATCCCTCAATAAAAAAGTCTACAAATGCCGGGTCGGCCAGAGTGCCGTTCAGGCGGAACTGCCAGCGCGGCCCATAGGTCAGCGTCTGGTCTATGCGGGTGCTGGTCCAGGTGCCTGCGCTGCTGTCCTGAATGACCACCGTGGTGCGCTTGAGCACGGAATACGTGCCAGCCAGGGGGATGCGTACATCGCCCACGCCAATTCGGTAAGAGCCGGTAAGGCTGCTAATCACTATGTCGTTCAGGTATTCGCTGCGAATGGGCGCATTGATCTGGTAATGCCAGTCACGCACCACCGGCACGGGTGCGGGGCCCGTTGCGGTTACGGTCAGGCGCAGCTTGAGGTAGCGGGTGCTAAATGCTGCAGCCGCACTGCCCCAGGCGCTCCAGGTGGTGCCGTCTGCGCTGGTGGCCAGCTCTTGCACAACGGTGCCATCTGCGTCCACCGTGCTATTGACTTGGCCCGCCACCACGGTGCCGAAGTCGCGCACCGGGCTCTCGTAGGTAATCGGGCTGGTGGGCGCGGTATTCCACGCAGTCCACGCGGCCCACGTGCCAGGAGTTGAGGACCAGGTAGTGATGTCATTGGACTCCAATACGCCGTCCTGCACATGGCATCCGGTAAGCGTACCAAGCCAACCATCCGCTTTTTCAAAAAACTCGTCAAACACGTTGCCCAGGCGCCGGTCTGGCAGGGTTAGGCTGCGCACCAGCATGGTGGACTCGTTGCCGGTTGTGTCCAAGCTCTTGCAGGCAAACGTCCACACACCAGATAGCGGCGCATTCAGCTCCACAGGGCTGCTGGTGTAGTAGGTGGCGTCATCTTGCAGCGGCGTCATGTCGGCCCACACCGGGCTGCCAACGGTGCCGGGGGTGTAGCGGATCTCGGCTCCAAGCCAGTCCGCCGGGCTGTTGCCTGGGCTATAGGCAAAGTTATATTGCCGGGTGCCGTCTGGCTGGGCCATTACGGTGAACACATCAAAAGGCGGTGGCGGCTGCGTTTTACCAACCACCACATGCTGCACCTGCACACACCAGTCTCCAATGGCAAGCGTGGTGCGGGCACGGGCGCGCACGATGTAGCTGGCGCCATCAAGCACATCAGTGGCAATGGCCTGCGTTTCTTCGCCACTTACCACCATATTGGTCCACGCGCCGGTGCTGGTGGTAAGGCGGTATTGCACCTCTACCTTGCCAGCCTGCACCACCGCAGCGTCTACCACCTGCGGCCAGCTCACGCGCATGCGGCTCACAATGGTGCCGTCAGCCTGGGCCAGCAGCTCAGCCGTGCCACTGGTAATGGTGAGCGGGCCAACATTGGCCACATCCCATGGGTTTGGCAGGTTGGTGTTGGCTGCAAAACCTTGCGGGTCGAAACCCGCGTCCATTTGCGTAATGGCGGCGGTGGTTTCTTTCAGCGTGAGCTGCAGGGCACCCTGCGCCGTCCAGGTGCGGGCCAGCACCATAAATGTCTTGGCGCTCCAGCCGTATCGGGTGAGCGTGAGCGCAACGGTGTCGAACAGCTCCAGCGGGTAGGCGCGCAGCTTAAATGGCAGGTCTACCACCAGCGGGTCGCGGGCGTCGCGCATCATTACCCCGGCAATGTGCAGCGCCTGGGGCGCGTAGCCAACGGCGGGCATGGATACAGCTTGCACCAGCTCGCCGCCGTCGCGGGTAACCAGGGCGCTGCTGGTCAGGGGCGTAAGCACTGCCTGCTTGTAGTCGTTTTCCTGGTCCCAGATGGTGGCTTTGACGGTGTTGAACTTTTTGGAGCGCTCTTTGTGCACGCTGATTTTGATGGGCGACTGCGATTCGCTCGCACCCTCACGCTGCACAACGGCCAGATCGGCGTCGGTCAACGTCATGACCGGGGCGGTGTACAGGCCTGGCTTGATATAGAGCGAACCACCGGCAAACGCCCAGCTGCCGCCCATAGCCTGCGTCAGGTCATCAAACACATTGCGCGCAGGTGTGCCAAATGGCACCACCAGAGCAGCCTTGTAAAGTGCCCGCGCTGGCTGGGCTACGCCTCCAACGGTGTACACGGTGCTGGTGTCGCAGGCATTGGCTGCGGCAATAAAGCGGGTGTCCTCTTCGGCGGTAACAGTGGCCCCGCCGAAGCGGGCGTGCGCATAAACGTGGCGCAGCATGAGTGCGGGGTTTTCGCTCCAGGTAGTCAGGCCGGTGCGGGGGTCGTACAGTTTGGCGCCACGCACCACTGCGGTTACCGTTGGCAGGCCATTGGGGAATGCGCTCTCACTGTAGCGGGCACGCACTACCAGGTAGGCCACGCCATCCACCGTGTTGGTGCTGGGCCATGCGGAGCCTAATGCTGCCTGCAGGTCTGGGTCTACAGTTTGCCCAGCTGCGCCAAGGTGCTTAGTGATTTTGACGGCGCTGATGCTCTCATATACCTGGTACGTGATAAACCCATTGAGCTGGCTGGTTGTAGCCACCAACCCAACCACCGTTACCGTTGACTCATACCCATTGGCGCTGCCAGGCACATAGTTGGCTGGCAGGTTATAGGTGTAGCCCGTTGCTGTGCCGAACGTCGACGTTGTGGTGGCCACGTTGTACGGGGCGGTTGTTACGTTGCCACTGCCATCAAGTGCCACCTCCTGGTCATTGAGGTAAATGGTTTCAATGGCGTCCAGCTCATGCCCTGCCAGGGCAATGGCCAGGTAAAGGTCTTTTTGGTAGGCCCCAGTGCTGGCCTTGTAAAACACGTTGCCGCCCTTTCGCACACGGCCAAGCACCAGCTCGCGGGAGCCCACTGCGCTGCTCACGTTGACATTGCGGTCCTGCTGGGCGCTGTTGTAGGCGTCTTGCGCTTGTGATTTGGCTTGCCGTGCTTTGGCCGCAGAGTAGGCCAACCCACCAACCAGCAGCAATGCGGTGCCGTAGGTGGCTACAAAAGTGCCAATGGCCACAGCGGTGCCCACCGAAATGGCGCCATAGACCGCCAGGTAATTGACGGCGACGATGATTGCGGCTGGCATTAGCGAACCCCCCAGGCCATGCGGGCCTCACCCATGGGCACAGGCACCAGGCCCACGCTCGATGGCGCCAGTGCGGTGGATCCGTTGCAAATAGCCAGCGCATCACGCTTGCCAGCGCTCACCAGCACCACATCGCCAACCTGCGCCATGGCTGGGGCTATTGGCCCACCAAGCGCCTGGGTGGCAATGGCGCACAGACCGCCGTGGCGCGCGATGGCACGGTAGGCTTGCTTGGCCGTGCGGTGGCGGCGCAGGCCTGCGGGCGCTGGGTCTTGGCCGGTAATGGCCTGCACGCAGTCGCTGGCAAAAATGGCGCAGTCGTTGCTGCCCCATGCAAAGGGCTGGTGCATTCGCTCGCGCACAAAGGCTTCCATACGGGTCTGCCAGTCTGGTAAACGGTGCGTCATTTGTAAAAGAAGGCCTTGGTGGGCCAGATGATGGGTTTGTCGATCTGGTCCAGCACGTAGCTAAACGATGCATCTGCGGCGTTGACAATGCGCTGGTCGGCATCGGTAAACGTCCACACATTGCTGCGCAGCAGCTCAACCGCACCACTTTCAGCCGTCACGGCGATGGTGGCGCTGGCGCCGTCCTCACCAATGGCCATGGTGTCCAGCTTGCCAACCCACTCCACCGGGGCGTCCAGAATGGTGTAGGTGGCGGTGTCGATGATGGCGGTGCGGATGGTTACCGGCGTGCCCTGCACAATGTCGGAATCGTCCAGCGCCAGGCTGATGCGCGCTGCGTCGGCACCGTGCAGCTCCAACGTAATACCGGCCACCTCGCCTGGCTTGTCGGCAATGGCGCTGATCTGGCCCAGGCCATAGGCGCCAAGGTAAGTGTCGCCACCGAATTCCAGATTCCAGGTGCTGGTATTGAGCAGCACGGGCGTACCTGCAAAGTCCAGCTTGATGAGCGTGGCAATGGCAACAGCAGGGCCAGCCAGGGCCGCCAGCACGGGGGCGCTAAGGGTGCGCAATTAGATGGCCTCCCCAAAGTCAAAGCTCACGCCCTGCGCAATGCCTGGGGTGTATTGCACGCCGCTGGCGCTGAGCATGCGGAATGTTGCCTTGGGCTTGTCCCACGTGACTGCAGCGCCGCTGCTTTGGGCTGTGCGCAGGCGGTTGGTGATGGGCACGGTGATAACGCCTGCCGATGCGGTGCAGTCGCTGGCAACCATAAGCAACAGGCCGCCAACGCCCAGCATGTCACCAGCCAGCAGCGTGCCGTTTGATGGGCTGCAGCCGGTCAGCACAATGCTGGCGGCGCCCTGCGCTGCCGATGCGTTAAGGGTAAGCGTGCCGCGCACAGTGCCCTGCGGCTGCGGGCGGGCAAAGTGCCACAGCTGCACGGTGTTGGTTTGCCCGCGCATGGCGCCGGTAAACGCCTCCAGCGCAGCGGCTGCAGCCTGGGTGCTGGGCGGCAGCTCTACATTGCACAGCCAGCGGTCATTCAGCAGGTCAATGGCTTGCTCGGACCCGCCAAATGGCGATGCGCTCACGCGCTGGGTAACAGACTGCACCAGGGTGCATGCCCGCGGCTTAAAGGTAGTGGGTGGTGTGATGAGAGCCATAGTGGTTAAGCGAGTGCGCCCCCGTAGTTCATGCTGCGGCCCATGGCGGCGGCAATGCGCCGCTCGGACCCGGCCACCGCTTGGCGAACCAGGCTTACGCTGGCCACGTCGCCCACCGTAAAGTTTTGCACTACGGTGATGGCCTGGCCTGCGCCCTGCCCTTTGCTGTGGTCCAGCACAGTCTCGTTGGGGTGGAGCATGGCCATAAAGCCACCCTTCCCGTCCAGACCACCAGCGCGGGCGCCGGCTCCGGTGTAGCCGCCACCGTCAAAACTAAACAGCTTGGTGAGCAGCGAACCGCCACCGGATGCGGTAGCCGAGCCCAGCAGCGAATCAGCCAGCGCGGTGGCAGCGCGGCTGTACATCACATTGGCAATTGCATCGCCAAATGCTTTGAGTGGCTCGCCACTGGTGTCGCGGAAGGCGGCGCTGAACGCACCCTTAAGGTCGTTGCGCAGGGTGTCGGAGAAGTCTTTTGCGGCCTTTTCCTGCTCGGTCTTGCTATCGGCGCTGGCCTGGGCAATTTGGGAACCAAGGGTCAGACTGCGCTGCTCTTTGAGCAAGGCAATCTTGCGCTGCATAGCGGCAATCTCTTCTTCGCTGCTGTTTTGCAGGTTGAGCTGGGCCGCGTTTTGCTCTTGTGTGGCAATGGCATCGTCCAGGCGCTTTAGGCGCAGCTCATTCAAGGCCGTGGTTGTGAGGCCAATTTCGCCAATATGGTCGCTCAGCGTTTTGTTGGACTCTTCCAGCGCTTGCTGCTCTTTTTTGATGGTCTCGAAGTAAGCGTCGGAGCGTTTACGCGCCTCTGTTACTGCTTTTTGGGCCTCTTCCTGCGCACGCATGCCGTCCACCAGCTCAGCCTGGCCGAGCACCAGCTCGCGCACCTGGGCAATCTCGCCAGTGGTGCCGAGGCTTTTAAGAAAATCGAGCGCCTTTTGCTTTTCGCTTAGTTTTTCGGTGGTATTGAGCAGCCCTTCCAGGCCCTTGACGTAAGCAGCAAGGCCACGCTGGGCCTCGGTGAGCTTTTCTTTATCATCACCCGCAACCGCCTTGATGGGCTCAGGAATCGGTCCAACGCTCTTTTTTGGGGCAAGAAACTTTCTGCTGACCGCATCGCCATTGTCGGACTGGTCTTCCAGAATGCGCTTTTGACGCAATTCCTTTAGGTACTTCGCCTGATTTTTCAGGTCGTCGATCATCTTGTCGTTGCCCTTGCGAGCAGAATCCGACGTGATGCGCTTTGCCCGGTCTTCCAGCACAGAGATTTGCTGCTCTACGACCTCTAAATTACCCTGAATGTTTTTGGTGTAGTCCAGCCTTGAATACAGACTAAGAACCTCCAAAAATCCGCCGGCGCTCTCATAGGCCAATTTAAAGCGCTCTATGCTGTCATTGATTGCAGGCAACAGGTTGCTTACAAGCGCCCGGCGTGCGTCGAGTGAATTCTTTTCAAACTGGAATAATTGCTTGTTGAACCGCTCGGCAGCGTCGGCCTGTTCTGCGGTCACTTTGGCGTTTAGCTTGCCACTCTCAGCAAGGTCTTTGAGAAATGGCGCTACCTCTTTCAGGCTTTTGCCAAATAGCTCTTGGGTAAGGCGGGCCTTGTTTCCGTCGTCTGCAAACCCTGCCAGGGCCTGTGCTGTTTTCAGCAGTGCCTCAGCTGGGTCCAGCGACTCCAGCTCTTTCACACTGAGGCCCAGCGCCTTGATAGATGCCTCTGCCTGGCTGCCAGGCTTGGCGTCTTTGAGCACGCCATTGAACTTAACCAGCGCGGTCTGCACAGTGTCGAAGCTGGTGCCAGTGCGGGCTGCAACATCCTCCAGTGCGCTGATGTTTTCTATGCTGGCGCCGGTGGCGTCTTTTAGGTCGTTGAATGCGTCAATGCCGTCGACAATGCGTTTTGTCATGGCCGCAAAACCCAAAGCAATCGCCACTGGTGCCAGCCCAAGGGCGGTGCCAAGGGCGGTGGCGCTGCGCGTTGCGGCGTCCAGGTTGTTGCGCACGTCGGCAAATACCCGGCTGGCGTTGTCTTTGGCGCTGATGGTTATTTTTACGTCAGACATTTGCTTTTATTACCTGCATGGTCTCAATCAATAAATGCCAATCGGCTACCTCAAACAACGCCCCATACACACACCACTTTTCAGGTGCCCAACCGGTACAAAACGACCAGCAGTGGCTTGCCTGTGCGGCCAATGCGCACAGCTCGGGTGGCGGTGCGCGCAGGTCGCCAAAACCTGCCTCTTCTAACTTTTGGGCCTCTGCCGCGCCTTTTTGCCAGGCAATCAGCCCCTCTAGTTTTTTGCGGCTGTATCCTTTAACTCTTTGCGCTTGGCCATTCGCTCTACCAGCGCCACCCACAAAGAAGTGGCCCATGTGGGCTGCGCATCGAGCACCAGGGGCACTGCGCCATGCTCATGCACCAGCGGCTGGGCCGCTTGGTCGGATGTGGGAAGCACGTCGCCAATGACTACGCCAGACCACGCCACAACGCAGTCGCACAACAAAGTGCGCTCCAGCAGAATGGTGGCCGTCACATCGTCGGTCGCCTGGTGCATGCCTGCGCGGCGTGCGGCCAGGGTTAGCTCGTACTCAGTAGGGATGCGCAGGGTTATGTGGCGCTGGGCCGCATCAGGGCCCACCGCAACACTGAACTCCCGCGCAGCCGTAGCCAGGCGTTTGAGGTCTGCCAAGTCCATGGGGCTTAGCCTTTAAGTGGCGTAGCGTGTGGACTGGGCCACGGCGCTAAAGCCGATCTTGTTGGTAAGCGGCGCGTTGACTGCCACGTTGGGCGCGGAGCCAATGGAGAAGTAACCGTTGACAACCATGCGGCTGGCATTGGGGAACACGATGCGGAAACCCGTTGGCGTGTTGCTGTCGCTTGCTGCCTGCACCGCTGCCTGGCCTGCCAGGGATGGGTCGTCAAACACGGTCATGCTCAGCTGCTGCGCTGTGCGGGTGGTTGGCACCTGCTTTTGCGTTTTGTCCACAATGGTGGTGATGTCGGCAAAATTCAGGTCACCGCCGCTGGTCTCAAAGCCTTGCACCTGAGTAATATTGGTCCAGGCGGTAATGCGGCGGATGGAGCCAGTACCAGTGGCCGCTGGGTAATTGGTGGTGCTGACGGTGTTGATGCTCTCAAACGTGATGTCGTTTGTTGCAACCGTTTTGACGCGCACGATGCGGTTGTTGAGCAAGTCCCAGCCGCTGGTAACTTCTAAAAAGTCGCCAACCACAACGCTGTGGCCACCGGCCAGTGTGGCTACCGCCTCGGCTGCGTTGCTAAGTGCGCTCATGGCGACAGATGCGCCGTAGGTGGATGCAATGGACAGTACGGTGCCTGTTGCGAGGGTTATGGACATGGTGTGTCTCTCTTTCGTGCGGGTTAGATTGGGGTGTCGGGGGCGCCGCCCAGCGTCATATACTGGGCTTGCCAGGTTTGGCGGACTTCAAAAAAACTGGTGGCGCCGTTGCCGTCTTTGGCCTCGGTGCTGCCGGTGAAGGTGAGCATCTTTGCCACGCCGCCAGCGGGGGCGGTAGAGGTGCTTGCCAATATGGCGGCCTCCACCTGCTTGGCCAGATTGCGCGCCACTTTGGCCGGGTTGATTTCTTGGCCACACACGCATGCCACAGTGAAGCGGTAGGTGTGGTCGTAAACGGTGGGGAAGCTCAGGCTATCTGGCGTGGCATCTTCGCCAGCGCCCTCGATGTGGATGGCGGGCAAATGCAGCGGCATAAGCTCGTCTACCCTGTCAAGGTAAACATTGCTACCGGCTGCAGTGGCTGCGCCAAGCAGGTTGGTATGCACTGCGTCAAGTATTTGCTGCTGCAGGTGGTCTGCCATGGCTACCCCCGAAGCTGCAGCACGGTGATGCCGGTGCCATCTGGCTCCACACCGGTTACGGTGTAGGTGGTGGCGTTGATAACGATGGCGGTGCCCTGCACTACGCTGGCAAGGTCTGCCGTTTTACCAACGCACTGGGGGCCGGTGGATTCCACCAAGCCGCCCATTGCACCAAGGTAAGCCTTGTCGAAGATGACCGGCACAGTTTGACCCAGCACGGTTGCCGAAATGGCAAACCCGTTGGTGGTGTCAAAGAAGGTGCTCAGGTCTTCCACAAACATGGCCGGGCCTTAGACGGACTTTTTAACGCCAGACATGCTGACGCCGACCACTTGGGGGCCAGTGCCAACGGTGCCAACGTATTTGATATAGCGGCGCACCTGCTTGCTTTGCACTACCAGCGACTGGATGTCCGCCGTGGTGGTGCTTTGCGTGAAGGTGAGGCCCGATACGTCGGCAAAACTGGAGTTGTCGGCGCTGTCTTGAATCTTGCCGTCGAGCGTGCCAGTGCCGGTGCCGTGGTTTTGCACGATGAGCACAGGGCCCTCGTAGTCTTTGAGGTCTACACCGCTGCCAGTGGCGGCTGCAGTGTTGGCACACGATGCTGCGGCCAGCATGACCGTAGTGGTGGCGTTGCCGGGGAATGTGAATTGGCTCATGGGGCGGCCTCTTGGGTGGGGGTTGCGTCGGCGGTGGCATCGGCTTGCGCGGATGCCTTGGCGGCGGACTTGGAAGCCTTGGTGGGCTTGTCGGGAGCGGCCTCGGGGGCCGCGCCGGGCGTTACCTTGCCAGCGGCGCACAGCTCAGTGCCTTGCGTGCGGGTAAGGTGCACGGTGGCGCCAACCTCTACACGCTCGCCGCCCATGCACATGGCGCGGGTAACGGTGTAGGGCTGCAGCGCCTCGGCTGCGGGGGTAGTGGTGGGGCGTGCCATAGTGGTTTGCGTCCTTTAAGCCCAGGCCAGCGGTTGAGTGCTGGCCCGGTGCTTTATCAGGTGATGCTGGTGGCGCGGCTGAAAGCTGCGGCCTGGCGAATGCCCACGTCCACCGACTGGATGGCGCGGATGCCGGTGATGGCAGTGGCAAAGCTGGCGTAAGGGTTGAGGGCAATCTCCAACATGCCCCACTCGCCCAGCACCACCTGGCTAAAGTCGCCAAAGATCATGCTGGCTGCGGTGAGTTGTGTGCTGGTGGTAGCCTTGAAGCCTTCGATAGAGCCGTCCAACACCGAACCACTCCACAGCGTTTGGCTGTCGGTGGACGCGATGCGGGCGCGGCCTTTGAGCAAACCAGCCACTGCGGGTGTGGTGATGTAGGCGCAGCCGTCTGCCAGGGCGTTGGCGGTTGCCAGGTCGGTTTGGAACTCGATGCAATCGGCAATGTCGAGCGAGGTGCCGGTAACGGAGCCAATGCCTGCTGTCTGGCTAATGCCTGTTGGCTGGCCGCTGGAGCCAGAGCCTTCAAACACAGCCAGGTCGATGGCCAGAGCCAAAACCTTGGCAAAGTCGTTCATTACCATGGCCTCTGCTGCTGGCGTGCTTTGCAGCATCAGCAGGCGGCTCAGCTCAGTGTATGCGCCAAGGGTCTTGGGTGCCAGTGCCAGCTGGCCAATGGTTTGCTGGCTCTCGGTGATGGCGGTGGCCTCATTGGTCAACCAGTAGGCAGTAGCCGAGCCGGTGAGCTTGGGGATGGCAACGTTGCCAACCAAGCCGGTCAACATGGTCATGCCCAGCTCTGCGGCGCGGCTGCGGGCGCGCAGGATGTCGATAAAGCTGGCGGCCTGCAGGTCTGTGGCCACCAAGTTGCCGCCTGCGGTGGGCGTGCCCACTGTCAAGTCACGGCGCTGGATGTCCAGTGGCATGTAGAAGCCACCGTGCACGGCTTCTTGCAGGCCGGTGCGCTTCAAAATCTCTTCGTGGCACTCTTTCTCAAACTCGGCGCCCTTCCATGATTTGTCTGCAATGGCGCGGATGGCCTTAAACACAGAAAAGCGTTTTTGCTCTTTCGCAGACAAGTCCAGGTTTGTGGCCTGTGTTGTTTGCGCGGCTGTAACGGCATTCATGATCTGGCCGCGCAGCTGGTCTACGGACTCGCCTTTTTCAATGGCTTGCTTGGCCAGGGCCACGCCGTTAAAGCGGGAGAATTGCTCGCCAATGGCGGTCATTTCCAGCATGGTGCGGCGGGCGGCTGCCTCAGCGTTGCGCACGTCTTGGCTGGTGATTGCGGGTGCGGCAACGGGTGCAGCGGGTGTAACGTCAGGGGTTGCAGTGGTCACAGTGGACTCCTTGATAAATTGGGGGGTAACTTGGGGGGCGGTTGCGATGACGGGGGACTCTGCCGCGCTGCGGCCAACGCCGACGGATGCGTCGGCGGGCACACTGACCAGGCTTACCTCGTAAGGCTCCCAGTCGGTTACGCGGTAGGTGTCTTGGTCGTCTTTGGTCTCTACCAGCACGGCCTGGTGGATTTGGTAACCAACTGAGACATTGCGCCGGATACCATCGACCACATCGCGCCAAACTTCCTCAGCCCTTGCACTTTTTCCAAAGCGCACTACTGCGCGGGCCACCCGGTCTGCGCCTAGTTGGACGGATTCGATAACGCCGACATGGTCTTTTGTGTCGTGGTCACACAAGAGCGGCCCGCCGCTGCTTAGGCGCCCCATGCGCATGGCGGTGGCGGTGCAGTCCAGCACCTCAACACCCCACCAGCGCTCGTAAGGCGTTTCACTGGCAAAAGCCAGCTCTGCGGTGCGTGTTTCTTCATTGATGGCGCTGCGCTCCACCAAGAAGCTGCGCACCAGCTGGGTGCCGGGCTTTAGGGTTGTTGCGGGCTTGGACGCTTGCGTGTTCATGGCCCTGATGGTCGGACTTGCGGGGGGTTTAGTTCAGTCCCAATTTGAGACAAGTACAGGCGTAAAAAAAGCCACCCGAAGGTGGCTCTTGATGGGGTGGCGGTGGCTATTCGTAGGCACCAATACTCGGCGTTGTGGCGTGCCGTGCGTTGTCTGCAAAGTCTGTAGCGATGCCTGAGTTGTAGCCTGCCAGCTTGCAAGGTGAACCTGCTTGCAGCCGGAAGTCGCCGTTGGCCGCGTCTACGAACAGCGGGTTGGCGTTGATGCAACCCAAGCCAAGCACAACATTAGGGCCACCGGGCGCAAACCACGCGGCGATGGTGTACGCTGTGCCGTTCCACAAGATGGCGTTGCCTGTGTTGTTGGGCATCCAGATGCACAGGTTGCGGATGGTCGTCTTGGGGTAAGCCACAGCGTCTACCGTCAAAATGTTCCCGCTGGCCGCTGTGGACATTAGGATCAGGTTCTGGAATACGTTGTTAGTCGCACCCATCGTGCCGCTAACATTTAAGCCACCTACTACATTGTAAATAGTTTCATGACTGAACGTATTGCCCGATGAACTAAGATCAGCGCCGCCAGAAGTACGCTTAGCAAAGACGTTATACCCGAGGTTACAGGAGTAGTGCAAGTTGTTATATACTGCGCTGTTGGTTAAGCACGCCAACTCCATTGCCTGACCCTGCGACTGCCCAGAGATAGTCCCATGCAAGCGGTTGATATTACGACGAATGGTTAGCTGGTCGTAGTATTCCGCCCCACTGTACCCGTCGTTGATGCCGATACCGTTGTTGCAAGTCTCAAAGAGGTTACGCTCAATCAAGCCAATCGAACAGGCACCGTGGATCACCAAGGCATGATTGCCTCGGTTAACCGTCATGTACGACCAGTTGCCTGTAAACTCAAAGTTGCTCAGATCATTGATATAGGCGTTGTGCGATGTGCTGCCGTTGCCGTTGTTCTTGAACGTAGTGTTCTTGATCTTAACGCCATCGACGATCTTGGACACAAGGATGTTACCCCCGCCGTCTAACCCCCCGCCGTTAGACTGAACTAAGCAACAGTTTTCAATAATGCTGTTCTCTAACAGGAAGTTCTCAGCATAGATACCACTACCGTTGGACAGCAGAACGCCATTGCCTAGCGCGTTGCGTATCGTTGTGTTGACAATGGATTGATTAATGTCCTTATTGGACGTGGCCCCGCAATAGCTAAGGGAGTTGATCGTGGCTTGCTTTCCGCCAGCAGCCGTAATTACGTTGCCATTGGCAAACATCGTCGGGAAAGTTGTAAGCTGGAAGGTGTAGGTGCCTGAGGCATTGTAGTGGAAGATAGCCGAAGCCCCACTACCGTTAGATACCACATCACCATCCACGAAGGTGCCAGTTACCGCCGACGCCACAGCCGTGAAGCTGTATTGCATATCGAACTCAAGATTGCGAACGCGCGTGCCAGGGCGGTTCGCGTGCAGAATCATCGAGTTGGCGTTGTTCAGCGCGGTGGTGTTAGCGAACTGAATGATCGGACGGGCACCTGCGCCGGTAGCACCAAACAGATAATCCCCGTAGAAGCCGCCAGAGAAGTTGTTGGGGATGAACATGCCTACCGCGCTTTGCCCCCGAGCGATCATGAACCCGGAACCCGCAGGTGCCGTCTTCGTACCTAGCGTGGATGACCAATCTCCTAGAAACGCTAGTGTTTGAGCAGGGGCAGCAGAGTTTGTGGGCGGGTCGTTAGCATCACTACCTGTGCCAAAATTCCACCAGTAGCGGGTGCCTGTGATGCTAGTAACGTCATCGACTTCGCCAGCGTCTGCTGTGGCGCCGTAGGTAAGTGCGGTGGGTGGAGGGGTTGAAGCACCACTCGCCAGAATCGCCCTCAAGAGTGTATTAAATTGAAACGGCATCGTTAGCTCCCGCTCACGCCGTAAGCGTCAGACTCAGCGTATGGCACTACGGCCACGCCTGCTGGGTTGCTGGAACGGCTGCGGGTGAGCGTAGTAGTTGCGCCGTTGACGTTCGCACCACCAGATACCGCGATAGATGCGTTACCAGAGGCCGGTGGGTTAACAATAAAGCTGGGGCGTGGGGATAGGCTGGCCGAAATGGTTAGCGTGGCCGCTGCGGTTAGATTGAAAATTCGCCCATCGTCTGCGGCGGTGATAAGCGTGTCGGTCGATATTGACACCACCGCACCCTGGCGCAGCACG